CAATTAGTAGGAGATAAATATCATATTGATGAACTCAAAAAACGTACCAATACTTATGGACAACATGAAGAGCTGAGAGAGTTGCAACGAAAAATGTATGATAAGTATAATATAGAATATAAGGTTTGGGATATTATAAATTGGGAATCAAAAGATATGAGTTGGTTTGTAAATAAAATTAAAGGCAAGAGAGTTTTTATGGATATTAGTAATATCTACGGATATCATGTTTCTCATGCGTGTTATAGTTTACCCCAGCTTAAAGAGAGTTTTAAAAAATTGGTCGATATTCTAACATCTAACACAGAGTATTACCATTTAAGAGGGACAGATTTAGCTAAAAGAAAAATTTCAAATGATTGATAATGTAGTAGACATACCTGTTGGAAAAAAGAAACTTCATAAATTCCCTAATGGAGAAGTTACACAAGAAACATTGATGAATGATTTGGGGCTGTTGAACTTAGGATTTTTTGAACCATTACAATTCAGAATTGACACTGAACAATATAAAAAAGAAATACAGATGTTTAAGGATGATTGGGTTGATTATCTTCCGAAAAAGGATAGGCCAAATAATAGGCAAGGCTTGGTAATCTCAAATTTGCCAGGAAAGACACATCAAGATAATCCCAGTAAACCACAAGCAAGACGCGCCGCTGGAAGAAAATTGAATGATGTGGATTTCACTGAGTTTACAGAACTCTATCATTCATGCCGAAGCTTACAACCGATATGTGATGCGTTTTCTCCTTTGGGTAGAACTTTTATTGTCCGTTCAAATTTTGGAGGATATTTCCCCCCACATAGAGATGAACCAAGTATACCAAGAAGGTGTTTTAGAATTGTTGTGTTTCTTCAAAATTGTGGGGCGCAACAATATGATTGGTTTATGCAAGATGATAAAAAATTAATGATTGAACACGGTAGAGCATATTATTTAAACACAAGAATGACACATAGAACTATTAGTTGGAATGATGAAAGTGATCATATGATTATGAACATACCTATGACCACAGAAAATGTGGAAAAGGTTATTTCTAATTTACTGTTTACACACTAAGATGAAAATATTTGTAGTTAGAATAGGTGATAAGTATGGGCCAGAATATGAAACATACTTGGAGAAAAAACTTTCAGATTATGAACTAGTCTGGATACGAGAACCGTATCACCCACATGTCACTCTTCAGTGGAATAAGATGTGGGGTATGCAGCTGGATATTGATGAACCAATATGCGTGATGGATATTGATGTTTTGCTTGTTGGTGATTATCAAAAAGTATTTGATTATCCAATAAAGCCGGGACAATTCATTGCAATGCCGGGTTGGTGGAGAAATGATTCTGTAACTTATAAGATTAATGGTGGGTTCTTCAAATACTATCCGAAGGAATGCCGGTACATCTATGACAAGTTTATGGGTGACATTCATCATTGGCAATCGTTCTATATCAAGAATGGCCAGACCACCGGGCCCGTTAATGGCGAGCAATATTTTGTAGAGGATAGTGTAAAGGAAACTCTTGAGTTGATTATATTACCCGTGGAATGGTTTAGTAGATGGGTTGCTGACGGGAAAGTTATTGACTTCAAAGATTCAAAAACTTGGCAATACAAGATGACTGAGCGATATGAGAAGGCAACTGGTAACGATTGGATATATATGGGTGGAGAGTTTCATCCAGATATAAAATTTGTGCATTTTACAAATCATAGAAACAAACCTCATGAATGGGAAGATTATGATAAGTTTGGATAGTGTAATTATATATAGTACATGAGTTCTTATGAATATTTTAAAGCTACCTTCGAAGAAATATATGACATTTGGAATGAAGACCTATGGCCGGGCAGGGTTAGTAAAATTCGTTGTATGAGTACTCTTATATGGAATTCTCATGTGTGGGAAGCTTCTGGTAATATTAAGATTACAAACGACCAATATATCTTTGACAAATATGAGCCCACCTTCTGGGCAGTAAGAGAGGATAAGGAGATTGTTGGCGTGAACAGCGGGTTCAGAACTGATGATGATATTTATAGGTCTAGGGGATTATATGTAAACCCCGAAAAAAGAGGAGAAGGATTGTCTAAACTTCTTCTCAAATTAACCATACAGATTGCAAAAAAGGAAGAGTGTATGACTATTTGGACAATGCCCCGTAAATCCGCACTACCAGCATATGAAAGTGTGGGGTTTCGTAAAATTGGTGGATGGATAGATGAAGAGGTAGAATTTGGTCCAAACTGCATCGCAATAAACCAACTCTTATAAATATATGAAAAAGGATATCTTCACATGGCCATTCCTACATCCAAGTCAACATTCAAAGATTATTGCCTAAGAGCATTGGGTTCTGGGGTTATTGATATTAATATATCAGACGATCAGGCAGATGATCGCATTGATGAAGCTCTTCAGTATTTTGCACAATATCATTATGATGGTATCGAGAAGATGTATCTAAAACATCTGATTACCGCAGCAGATGTTGCAAGAGGAACAGCAAATATAACCTCAACGGGAACAGATACAGCAGATAGTACTATTACTGATACATTCCTAGAGGGTAGTAATTTTATTCCAATGCCTTCTGCTGTTGTGTCGGTGATACAGGTCTGGCCATTCACAGGTACAGGTGGTGGTAGTAACATGTTTGATGTTCGTTACCAGTTGCGTCTTAATGACCTGTATGATTTATCCTCCACTTCTGTAATTCAGTATCAGATGGCGATGGATAACCTTGACCTTCTGGAACATATCCTTGTTGGTGAAACACCAATTCGATTTAACCAACATCAGAACCGTTTATATATTGATGCAGATTGGACGAATGACTTTGTTGCTGGTGCAGACTATATCATTGCTGAATGTTATCGCAAAATAGACCCAGAAACATACACAGATATCTATGATGACATCTTTCTCAAAAGATACGCAACCGCGCTGATTAAACAGCAGTGGGGTGCAAACCTATCCAAGTTCAGTGGGGTTGCTATGCTTGGTGGTGTTACTATGAATGGTGAGACTCTCTACACTCAGGCGCAGGAAGAGATTAATAAGTTAGAAGAACAAATTACACTCACGTTTGAGTTACCAGTCAACTATATGGTAGGATAGTTCATGGCAGTTAATAAACATTTTCACACAAGTGGCGCTTCTGCCATTTCAGCTGAACAGTCCTTATACGCTGATTTGGTTACAGAGGCAATTCAGATTCATGGGCATGATGTATATTATCTTGACCGCACACTTGTTGCAGAAGACACAGTGCTTGGTGAGGATTCTCTATCCAAGTTCAACACTCAGTCTCTTATCGAAATGTATATGGAAGATTCTGGTGGAGGATTTGCTGGTGAAAAAGAGTTAATGTCACAGTTTGGTTTGCAGAACCTTAGTGAAGCAACCTTCGTTGTAAGCAAAACACGGTTCCAAGAGAAGACAAAACAATTACAGATAGAAACAGGAACAGATTCAACATCATCTGGTTCTATTCAATTGGAATCTGGTTCATTCTCAACATCTAAACTAGAGGGTGAGATATTTTATATTGTTAATGAGACTGATGCGACTGATGCTGACAGGCCACTAGAGGGTGATGCAATTTATCATCCAACCCTCAAGAAACTATTTGAGATTAACTTTGTGGATCACGATGATCCTTTCCATCAGTTAGATAACAACCCAGTTTATAAGATGCGCTGCCGGTTGTTCGATTATGGTTCAGAGGCACTTGATACTGGTATCGCTGCGATTGATGCGATTGAATCTTCGTTGTCGGTTGCAAGTTCTGATCATCAATTAACTCTTGAACAAGCAACGGGAACAACTATTAATCAAGAGATCAGGATTAATCATGATATTAGTGAAAGTGGCCTACTGTTAGATGAGACAGATAGTGATAACATTATCGGTGAAGATGAAACCACACTTGGTGGTGAGAATATTCTACTTGAAACCGGCGGTGATGAGTTCCTTATACAAGAAGACTATATAATAGGTGATATGGACACAGATAAGACAGCTCAAAATGAGTTGTTTGAAACCTTGGATGATACGGTACTAGACTTCAGTGAATCGAATCCATTTGGTGATGCAGGGAGTGCAAATTAATGTTTGATCTAACAGTTTATAAAATGAATAGGGAGATTATATCATGCTAGGAACCCAATTCTACCATGAAACTATCCGCAACATAGTTGTGGGTTTTGGAACAGTTTTTAATAATATTCAGTTAGTTCGTAAGGACAATGCTGGAGTAATTCAGCAGACTATGAAGGTTCCTCTGGCATATGGCCCTAGGCAAAAATATCTTGTTCGTCTGAACGATGATGCAGACCTTACTAAAGCCGCAGCGGTTACGTTGCCGCGTATTGGTTTTGAGATTAGTGGTCTTACTTATGACTCTACACGAAAGTTGAATCGTGTTCAGAAGTTCAAGAAGGTTAATGGTGATAAATCATCTCAACTTGACACTCAGTATATGCCTGTCCCATATAACATTGGTTTTCAGCTGTATGTTCTTGCAAAACAGTCTGATGATTGCTTACAGATTGTTGAACAGATTCTACCATACTTTCAACCAGATTACACAATTACGATGAATGATAATCCTGATATGGACGTTAAAAAAGATGTTCCTGTCATACTAAACAGTATTTCTTATGAGGATGATTATCAAGGAGATTTCACAACAAGACGCGCACTTATATATACTTTAGATTTCACATGCAAGTTCTATCTCTATGGTCCTATTACCTCTACTAAGGTTACCAAGACTTTACAAGTTGACCAGTATGCAAGTATGCCGGATACTGCGCCGACACGGGAACAGAGATATACACTTACACCCGATCCAACTACTTCTAGTGGTGATGATGATTTTGGGTTTAATGAAGTGACATCATTCTTTACAGATGCAAAA